CATGACATCACCGGTACTTATGTCAGCGGTACGGCAGCTTTTGGCGCCGGTATTTACATCACAACCGCCGAGTGGGTTACTGTGGTCGGGAATACCCTCTACAACACCAATGTTAATACCACAACCTTAGGGCTAGCTCCGGGAGCCATCGGCATCAATGGAACATCGTGCTTTACCGTGCAGGGCAACATCATACGATCACCCGTGTGGTACGGGGTCTATGTGGTTGGTGATGGGAACCTTTTAGGCAGCGGCTTGATCCAAGGCAACGTCATCACCGGCTGCATCACTCATGCGGGTATCCGCATTAACACCACCAACAATGTGAGCATTCTTGGCAACTCGGTCCAGGGCCTCGTTGGGCAGGATGATGGCATTGTAGTGGCCACAGGGGGAGTCACCATTGTCGGTATCAGTCTCATCAACAACAAGGTTTCAGGATTCTCCAGCGCCGGATGCAATGGGATCCATGTCACTTATTGCCAGGCTCCGAAGATCACTGGCAATTATTCCAATGGCAATACTATCGGGTATCAGATGGATTTGTGCACCGGCGGGGATTTCTCCGGCAATGAAGCTCACGGCAGCACCACCTATGATGGGTTTTTTGGGGCGTCGAATACCGGGCCGATCTTCTTCGATAGAAATACTTTCGTCAGTACCGCGACCAACGGCGTGCAGGATACCGCCGGAGCCCTTTATTACGGCGTGAACAGTATCTCAGGACAGACGAATCAATTCGTTGCTGGCAATTCGCCGGTCGGCCGCACTTTAGCGACAAGCGCCACACCGAGTGTCGCTAATCAGGTGCTGATGTACTATGGGGGGGCGACTGCGGTCACGGATTTATTGAATCCAACGCCGAATCAGCGCCTCACTATCATTGCGACAGGAAATTGCACGTTCGATTACAACGCTGGAGCGGCAGCCACGAAGTTGCTCTTAAGCGGTGCTGGGAACTTCGCAATGGCGCTTAATAACACCCTCACGCTCGAGTATCAGCCGGGTGGTCCTTGGATCGAAATAGGGCGCAAAGTATGAGCACCGATGCCCGCGAAATGACCGACCGTGAACTGTACGACCAGGCTGGCTTGCGTGCCGAGTGGGAGGCCAAGTACGGCAAGTCATTAAGCCCGCGCGAGTATGCGTGGGTCCATAGAACTGCCCAGCGCATCGTGGCCTCGAGCGGCTTTAACGGCTCGACCAAGTTCATCAATGCGATGCTCTCGATACTGGTCATCCTGGTGGCCGGTGCAATCACGGGCGAAGTGATCGTGTACGGGCAGGTACAGGCCATTCAGGCCCAGGTCAATCTCATCGTCATGGGGCGTGTGAAATGACAGCCGGGGAAGTCGCACAATTGATCACTTCGATAGCCACGCTGATCGGGGTTTTAAGGGTTACGCGCAAGGTCGCACAAGTGGATACCAAGGTCGAAACGGTGCACGCGGCCACAAATTCAAAGATGGACAAGTTGCTGAAACTCACCGCTGAGGCCTCGAAAGCAGAGGGTGTGAAAGAAGAACAGGATCGGGCTAAATGAGTTGGCGCGATGGCCCATTAGCTGCCAAATGGCTGCCAGTCTTAAATACCTACGAGATTGCCGCAGGGATACCTTATGACTTGCTCGCACGTCAGTGCTACGAGGAATCGCATTTCAATCCCGAAGCTATCAATCCAAAGTCATGTGCCATTGGCTTGATGCAATTGCTACCGGCGGACTTCCCAGGTGCTGGCAAAGATCCCGTGGCCGATATCGGCAAAGGGGGCCAGTACTTGAAGAAATTGTATGGCATGTTCGGTAACGATTGGCAATTGGCCTTGGCGGCATATGACTGGGGCCCCGGCAACATGCGAAAGTGGAGGCAGGATCAAGGCACATTCGCTACACTGCCGAAAGAGACTAGGGATTATGTGTCGAAAATCATCAGTGATGTGCCGGTAGAGGGAAGCTTATGCAAAGTCCAGAGCCCGATCAGCCCACCAGTTGGATCCCCAGCCGCAAGCTCATTACCGGCGGCATCGTCGGTCAAGCTGCCGCCCAAATCATTGTGGCAGTCTGCGACCAGTATTTTAAGACCCCGCTCTCCCCCGAACTCGCCGCAGCCATCACTACTCTCTGTTACGCAGCCGCTGCATATTTCATCCCCAATTCACAGTGAGGTTTCTATGAGTACTCCTAATCCGACCAGCCCGGCCCCCAGCGCGGCATTAGTCGCTGCATCGCCTTTCTTAAAGATATTGCTCGGCGATCTGAAGGTAGCCGTCAATACCACGCTCAGCGGAGATCCATTGCAAATCGGCTTACGCGCAGGGCCCGCTTTCGGAATCTTCTTAAACCAACTGCTGTTGATGGAGCCATCCCTTGCCGGAGCCGAAGTGGGGGCCATCAACACGACCATTGCGAGTCAGATCGACGGAGTAATCGCGAAGCTGCCATAGATGGAACTGACCTTCCAACTCGTACGAGGGCTTCACTGGACTTCACGTGTCATCGGCTATTTCGGCGCCGGTTACTACTCGCACATCGATGTGCTGACGCCGCAGGGCAAACTGCGTGGGGCACGCTCCGATGTTATTCAGGGTATTGATCCAGGCTATCAAGACCGGCCATACAACTACGAGAAGTGGGCAGCGCAAACGCAGTATACAATCAGCGTATCGGATGAAGAGTACACCGCTTACTGGGCTTATTCCGATGCGCAATTGGGCAAGCCATACGATAAGCGTGGCTTGATTGATACCTTCGTATTCGGCCGCAACTGGCGGGATGATGGGCAGTGGTGGTGTTCAGAGGAAGTCGCCATGAACTTGGAAGTGCCAAATATTATTCAGAAGCTGCCGCCGCGAGTCCAAAGCGTTGAACCAGGTGATTGCATGTACTTGTTTATAGGCCTTCAGGCCAAGCGACAGGAATTCGTCAATTGGGTAGCTACTGGTTAAGTATCAAACGGGCACTGCGCCGTGAAGAGAAAACGGCCTGGGATAATCTATCCACAAAACAAATAGCTGATTGGTATAAGGCGGTCGATCAAACACAAAGCGGTCACGCCCCAGAGGCTGAACGACATGGCAAGAAGATTACACTGCCGGAAGCGGGTATAACGGTCAGAGTCATGAAAAAGGAGGATCTGTAATGATCACAGGTAACGTGCCAACACCACGATACCCAACGCCGTTACATTAAACCCTACCCACCCAGCGAGTGAGTGAAAGCCCAAGACTGCGGCTTTTGTATATCCCGCATCTCCGATCAGCACTAGGGCCGCAATGCGCAGGACGTTTAAGCCATAGACGGCTAGAACACCTACCGGCACGATAGTGAGCACTTTTGGAAAACTGTATTGCGTCCGGCAGAACCACAAGAATGCCGCACAAAAGATCAACATCAGGCCTATGCCCTCAAGCCCTGAACAGGCATCGGCTATCTGCACCATAAAGTGCGGGGTACCTAGCGTACGGGTGGCAGGGTCTGTGTAGAGCGCAATGAAGGGGCGTAGCAAAAGGCTCACCAGCGCGAAGGTAAGCCCCGCTAAGGGCTCCCAGAGCGCTTGGGCTGCTTTGATAGCCACCACAGCGAACGCCGCTGGTAAAGCGGCATAAAACGGCCTGCGCAGGATTATCCAACAGAAGGCGTAAGCGATGGCAAAGCGCAGGCCCCAATGTAGGATAGGGTGGATTAAGGCCATTTCTTGGCCATCATCACCGCAATCGCACAGCCTAGGAACGTCAAGGCCGGTGCCCACCAATTAGGGTCAAGTTCGGGAGCTGCGAGCGCATGCGCGGAAGGCGTGACTAGGCTCGCCACCGCATTGCCGATGTCGGTCACAAAGCTTAACGCAGCGCCATTGTGCGGATATTCGGTCAAGGTCACCTCCAGCGTGTTCGGCGCATCATTGAAGGTGAAGGACTCGTACACGGCAGTTGAGCCCATATCCCCGCGCGATAGCACGATGCTTTGTGAGGCGGAATCAAGTGCACCATTGGCCACATTGGCGATGCCGTTGTACCAGACCGGGATGATCTGGATACTCGAATCCGTTACCTGAGCGCCACTGACGGTAAGGTAAAAGGTGGCCGGATCGCCCACATTGCCACCGATTGATGCAGGGTAGTTCACCGGCACATTGCCCTGTGCCGTGATGGTGCCGGTGATCTCGTACTCCTGCGCTGAGGCAATCGTGACTGCGAGAAAGAGTACGGCTGAGGCAGCGTAGATCGGCCAATGACGACGCCAATGAGAGCGTAATTTGCGTAACTTTTTCATGGTTTAACCTCGGCATTACTCAGCACCAGGCATGATCTCGACCAATCGCGGTTTGTCGGAGGCTGTCATAAGTCACTCAGCGCGTAATGTGCTTCACGGCCCACATCACAGCCTCTTCGACTTTCGTCTTGGCTAAACTGAGTTCACAGGTTTCGCCAATGCTGCCGAGTAAAGTGTGGAACTCCAGACCCTTGTCTTTGATGAGTTGCATCTTTTCCTTTTCCCAGTCCGTCAGCACGCGGTATTGATGCCGCATGACGTTGTTCACGGTCCGCTCATCGCTGGTCGAATCCACTGTGTTATTCATCGGCGTCTAGCTCCCATAGGTGAAAACAATTCGGATGGATGTTCACAAATTCATTCATCGGCGGCAGGATCTGTGCGAACGTCAGCCCCATCGGCAAGAGCGAGTACCGCGCGTCTTTAATCTCGTCCCACACCGGATATCGATCAGAGCAAGAGATCGACAGGTGCCAATAGGTACGCGAGCCTTTGCCTGGGCGCAGCTCCTGCGACGTTAGAACGCGGCATGGACCCTTCCGCCACATCTTAGTGCCCGTTGCGCGCAACTGCGCAACCGCCATGTATTCTTCGGGGGTGTGTTTCCCCATCTCGGCCATCGGACCCATTGAGAGTTCTTCCCAGCCGTGAGACTTGACGCGATCTAGTTTGTGTTCACCCACCGTCCGTTCCCCTATCAGAAGCGAATGCACAATTGCCGCAAATCGCCGGTGAGTATGGATTCGGCGTAGCTTGAACCGCGAACTCCAAGGGTTGCCATAGACCGCACTCGGCGCAACGGAAGTGATCGCCCCGCACGTTCTCGTCGGCCCAACGTTCCATTGCGGCCTCGCCAAGTTCAATTGGATCAGGAACGCTCATTAGTTCAACCTCTTTCGCAGTTTGGCCCGCAGCGCCTTGCTGACCGAGCAGCATTGGTGTTTGCGCTTGAACTTGTTCAGCCAAGCAGCAAAGGTTCGCAAGGACTTCTGAGGCGGGATAGCGTGCTCGACGCCGCATGCCATGCATTCGAGCAACAGCGGCGTCACCGTCCTAGCCTTAAGTCCTGGCAGGCTCATGGCTTAACCTCTCCATCGATAGGTGTCGGCTCGGGGAAGACCCTCCCATATGCCACATACTTGCGCATTTTGGCGATGATTGCGTCCAGCATGTCGAAGTCGCCGAGATCGGTTATCAGCGCTTGATGGTCAATTCCAGGTCCAGTGATGCGAACGCAATAGTTCATGGCTTAGCCTCTGTATTAAAATCCAAGCAACCCAAAGTGTGCCCCGTACTCGCCGCCAAGGTTGAGACCCATTGTTAGCGGCTTCGGCCCGTTAATCGTGCCGTCCGGTCGGATTACGGTCTCATCGCGCGCCGGCACCATCTTGAAGCAAGGCTTGCCCTGATAGGTCACCAGAAACGATTCGCCGTCGGCGCGGACTCGGAAGGCGTACTCGCCAGGTGCTGCACGGAGTTGCATCATTTCATTTCTGCTCCGCTCCGGTTTTAGCCTGTGATGGTTCCTGTAGCAGCGGGTCCATCGGCTCGCCATCGCTCCACTTGAACTGATCCAGCGGAAAATGAGTGCCGCAACCGCAGCAGAATGTGCCGCTGTAAAAGTACGGATCTCGCGCGTAGGTCTCCGACAATTTACGGCCCATCGTCGTGAGCGAACCGCAGGTATTGTGGATGTACTTATCGCGGTACGGCTTGACCCATCCCTTGAGCCGCTCTTCGTCGCTTAAGACGATGTAGCCCTTCTGCTGGCCGTCGCCACGGTCGGCGGTATGGCTGCGATCCTCGGGGACCGGGCTGCCGTCTGTGAGCATCTGTTTGGACCTATCGACTGGTGGAATGTTGCCCATGTCTCTCCTTCTTGAACTTGGCGCACTCGCGCTGTGCGGCCTCTATGATCGGTTGCAATTCACTCACCCATTTGTAATGGACTTTCAGAACCAGCGTTCCGTTAGTGAACGGCACGGGTGATCCATCAAGTCGTCCATCGCTTGCTCTTGATCCTGGCTCATTTGCCGGTACACTCGCCGCAGCGCGCACGGATCTCGGCGACGCTGGAACGCTTGCGTTCACTATCCATCACTTCACCTCTGTATTATTCGTTGAACGAGCAATTGACAGCAGCATGTCGCGAAACTCAATCGGCGTTGCCGCTGCTGCTGCTTTGCCCACCCGCGGCCGCTTCTCAAATGCTTTCGTATGATTCGCGCACCAGGAAACCAGCGCCGAGCTCGCACCGTCAGGATTTAAACCCCATTTGAGCGATGGCAGCGTGTCGCATCCATAAGCATAGAGCCAGGTCGCTTTCTTCGCGACGTGGCCGTACCGACCCTGTTCGACATGAGCCACCCAGCCACCGCACATAGATCGCTGCCAGCCTTCCGAGTGAGGCGCGGGCAGGCCGTAATGTAGGAAAGCGTCCGTGTATGCCGGATGCTCAAGAACGCCGCCCCAGCGCCGCACGGACGCCAATGCAGAGGCAAACATGCCGCCATCCTCGCCACGCTTATGGCCCCAGCGCGCTTCCACCAGCCCAGCCAGGCGGCACCAGCGAGCGCATGGCGGGTGCGCCACGACCGACCATGGGCCAGCGTAAAGCATCGCGTTGCGCGATTCGTCCCATGGCTCTACATCGGGGATGCCGAAGTACGGGCCGTTCTTGTGAACGAATAGGGCTGCCACTGTCATTGCTCTTCTTTGGTTTTGGGTGCGAGTCTCGCCCAAGCTTCAGGGCTGATCTCGCCGACTTCGTGTTCGGAAAAGAATCGATCGGTGAGCAAAGCGGCATCCTCAGGCGTCACCCAAACCGATAAGCGCCACCCGCGCCGTCTTTCCTTGTCCAATTGTTCGTCGCTCATTTCGGCTCCGCGGCGGATTGATTCTGTGACTCGCGCTTCTTTGCGAAAGGTGACAGCACGAAAACGAACATCGCGTTGTGGTAGTCGATGCGACACGCCGACGAAGCGCAGCCGATACGTTGGCACCAAACGCAGCGGATGTGATCGCGCCGTGTCACTTGACAGCCTCGTCACTCCAAGTGGTGCCGTCTCTCCGAGCTGTCAAGCCGTTCCGGGTACTACTGTCTCCAGGCTTTCTCATGACGCGATTACCAAAATACCTTTTGGGGCCGTGCCTTGTCCCGCTCTTGCGGCCATACTCGTTTGGGCTTGGTACCAACCCACGGGAGAGTAAAATTCTGTTCTCATTTGATTTTCGGTGCTGTCATCGTGACAATCGCTTATTGACTTCAGCCAACTCTTGCTCAAGTTTCTCGCGTTGCTTTGCCAAACGGACTTTGGCTTGCTGGCCGGTATTCCATTTGGTGACAGCATGGCGCGCTGTTGGGAGGCCGTATTTTCTAGCAAATCTGTCAAGCTGCCTCATTACTACCCGAGTTGCTACTTTATCCCATTTACCATTTCTCATTTCTGTTCTCCTTTCGTTTCCATACCTGATCCAGGGTGACCTTGATCGCGACAATCACAGATGACAGATATTGCTGGTGGATTCCCATAACAAAGTTTATGCCGACCTTTGTTACAAGGGCCACATATAGCATGTCTCAATATTGCTGATGGTTGCCCGATTTGCAATGAAGCTAATTCTGTATGCGCGTCACAACAATAAGCGCATTCCGCTATTGATCGCAGCGTCGTTTCAAGTTCCTTAATGCGATCTTCCAGCCAATATAATTTGACCGAATCTGGAATTTCTCTCATTCGTCACCTTGTCTTTGCTTATCGGAGCACACAATTTTGCAGTGTTCGCTCTCGTAAATGAACGCGCGTCCAGCCGGAAGCGTGACATGTACGCGCTCTTTGTAGTCGCCATATTCCTCGATGATCAGCGACCATCCGTTCTCGCCCAAGTCCTCAAGATGCACGGTCGCGCAACTGTGCGGCGCTACGATTTCATCGAGCGAGCCGTCAGAGTCTTGGCGAATCTCAATCATGCTGTGCTTCCTTTGCAGACTGTTACTCAGCTTCCATCTGGATAATGATCACCGGCACTGATTCGCCGGGAACCAATGGATTCACCACCAACTGCTCGCTCGTGACTTGGGTACGCACTGGCGATTCCTCGTACACGGTTATCTGGTAAGTCCCAGAGTAGTTCAAATACCCGAAATAGCAGGTTTCATTGGTCGATGGCGTGGCCCAGGCATAAGCCCCTGCTGGCCCTGATATCGTGCAATAGGATACTGTCCAGCCAGCGGGGGCTTTGACCTCAAGATAGGCGACGGGGTGCGTTGTTGAGCCACGACCGAGGGCACTCATCGACGCGAGCGTCAGAGCTAGAATAAGAATCGCTTTCATTTGATTGTTCCTTTTGTTGGTTACGACAGTCATCACAAAATTGATGGAAGATACCGGAAATAAATTCCTTTGAGCAGCCAAGACAAGTCCAGACGAGGCTCATAGTGAGAGCTGCCCGACTCGTTTGCCACTGGGCAGCGTAATCATGCGTGTTTTGACATCGATGCCTTTCCTACGAAGGTCTCTCGATCTATCAGCGAGACGGCAAATATCGTAAAGCCTGGCAGCCTGAATTGGCGTCAAAGTTTTGCCAGATTGCAGATGCTTGAGAACTTGTTCGCACTGAGTCATAAAATCCCCTTGGTTCTTGCGCTATTGAGCGAGCGCCATACATCAATGACTAGTACCTCTCGAGCCCGCTCGTTGCGCATGGTGTCGTGGGCCTGCAGCGCTGCGAAGTAATCGTTCATGGCTTTCTCGTAGTCCTCGGACGTACCGGCTTTGGCCTGCCGTTCAGCCACTGCGCCTTCGCTGCGCAGGAACACCGCATCCTTGACCGCCTTGGCTTTGAACTCCGCCCGCTCAGCCTTCATGTGAAGTTCCGCAACCATGGCATCGGTCTTGGCCAATCTTCCCAAAGCCTGTTCCAAGCGTTCATCACTGACCAGCATAGGCTTTCCCCAAACTGACCATCGCTTTCCATGCTGCTCGTTCTGATGCTGTTAAGTGTTCCCAAGCGGCCATATAAGTTGGCACGTCCAGTGTGGATTCAAAAGCAAGAATCTCGGAAGATCCAATGATAAGTCCCCGCATCAATGCAGCCGTATGTAATGCCACTTCTGGATCGATCTCAGAGGGGTATTTCAGAACGTCAGAGGTTTTCAAAACGGCACATCCTCATCGAACTTCTCATCGGCCTCATGCTGAGGCTTCCCTGGAGCGCGCTCAGCGGCTTTTGATGGCTTAGGCACCCGAACCCTAAGACCCCCCACAACGCGGCCCTGGAAGCTCACAGAAGGGTCTACGTAAAGCATGATTTGCTTGCCCTTCCAATTGTCGGTCTCATCTCCGAAAGCCGCTTCGAGTATCCGGATGGTGGTGACATTTAAGACATGCCCTTTCGTGAACTCCTTGTAATAGATCACCCATTTCTGCTCAGAATTATCCCCGATGCCGATATCCTCTAGCTTCACGCCTCGGATTGTGACGTGGGTGTCATCATCGATGTCCTCTTTTCTGAGGTACTTGCTCTGCAGCATTTCCGATACCTTGGGCACGTTCAATCTCCTTGCGTATGGTTAATAGTTCTGCCTGTTGCTGCATATGTCTTTGCCAACGCTCGTCTGTTTCTTGAGCGTGCCACCAAGCATCATTCCAGTCGTCGGTGTCACTCATCAGCCAGCCTGCGGTTTGGGCCAGTCTTTGAAGGCTGCATCGACCAGCTCGCGTGCCCTGCGGATGCCCTCAAGCTTGCCGTCCAAGAATCCGTCCTCGTAGCCGACCTTATAGCCCTGGCGAAAGATCGCGTTCGACTGTTCGAGTTGGCGTTTGATCTCATCCGGTGCTGTGATGCTCATGCGGCCACCGCTTTGGCTTTCGGCATCCACAGCTGTGCGTGCATACCGATCAGTACCAGCGCTGCGGTGTACTCCTCGGCATGAGTGCCGATGGCACCGTGAGTCTCGCGTACTGCTGTTTGGAATTGCTCCAGCGTGCCTTCGAAGCAGCCGGTTCTGATATAGATCCCCTTATCGGTGAGGAACGCAAGCAGGTAGTCAGAGCGTGAGCCGATGGGCCCCATTTGCAAGAATGGTCGCCCCCCGATGAGCTTCTTATCGCCCAGGTTCGCGCCGCCCAGGTTCGCACCGTACAGGTCCGCACCGCGCAGGTTCGCACCGTACAGGTCCGCACCGTACAGGTCCGCACCGCGCAGGTTCGCACCGTACAGGTCCGCACCGCCCAGGTCCGCACCGCCCAGCTTCTTATCGCCCAGGTTCGCGCCGCCCAGGTTCGCACCGTACAGGTCCGCACCGCGCAGGTTCGCACCGTACAGGTCCGCACCGCCCAGGTACGCACCGCGCAGGTCCGCACCGCGCAGGTCCGCACCGCGCAGGTCCGCACCGCGCAGGTACGCACCGCTTTTAACGGCGGCTTCCAGCGTGAGTTTTAGCGACTCAGTTTCGAGCGAGAAGAGAACTGCGCCGCTAAACCTTGACTTGATTTCAAATTTCACATCTAGCTCCTTCTGCTGTAGCGATAGCCGGTTTGCATCAAACGTCTGTTGCGCCGCTTGGCCCGGCGCACCTTGCGCACTATCTCGGTCGCAATCAGCGATAAGCCGATAATCACGACAAAACAGCCACCGGATAGGATCAGCACCGCTCGCCAGCCCCAGTCGGCGAAGTTCATACAGCTTCCAGCCAGCGACAGCCAGGCGCGTCCATATCGCAAAGGATTTGGACTACGTTCTCTGCGAAGGTAGCTAACACTTCGTCTTTGGCGGCGTTGACGGCGGCGTAGGCGGCGGCGTTGGCGGCGTTGGCGGCGGCGTTGGCGGCTTTGGCCGCGGCGTAGTTGGCGGCGTTGGCGGCGGCGTTGGCGGCGGCGTTGGCGGCGTCGGCGGAGGCGGCGGCGGCGGCTTTTTGTGCCTCTCTCGCATTCGCTTCCGTGGGCTCCTTTTCACACTTTGTGGCAAGGACTAAGAGTTTTGTCGGATGCTCGCCCGTGAGTACTTTGGCGGCAGAACGCAGCGCTGCGGGAACCACGGTTTGGATCGTCATACGCGCTAAGCGCGTCACGAAATCCTTGGCATCGAGGGTATCGCTACCCAATTGTGCGATCGCAAGACGGCGCAGGGCTTCCGCACGAGCTTTGTTAGAGCTCCAATTCCGGTCATTCAAGTTGATCTTGAGTGTGCGCAAACACGGCAGCACGCACTTTGGATCATCGCCGTGCGGTAAGCCTAAGGCCATGCAAATGACCGCTTCAACGCACGCCTCACCCGGTTTAGGGTTCCCGACGCCGATAACCAAGCCAGCGTCCAGCAGTGTGTGGATCTTATCGATGTGTGCTTGAGTGATTTTCATCATTCATTCTCCGCTGTAGATCCGCACTTGCACACTGCTGCCGGGTTACTGCCCCCGCAAGTATTGCACCAGGGCGTAGGATCGTAGTTGCTTAAATAGTCCTCTGCCATATCGAGAGCGGCAAACCAACTTTTTGGGCGATCACCTGCAGGTAATGTGGCCATGGCTTTGGTCAGTGAATCGATGACTCGATAAGCATATCTTTCGCTCATTTCGCCCCCAAAGCTCTGTCGACCCAGTACAGTGCAATATACTTATCCACCTGCGCGTCCACTTTGGCTTGAATGTCAGCCTCGCTAGGCAGCTCCATGCGCTGTGTGTCGGCTAGGTCTTCCAAGCGCTCGATCTCGGCGGCTGCGCGGTCGGATGCGTCGGCTTCGGCTTCGTAGTTTCGTTCCATTGGCGGCTCCTAACTTGTGTGGCATCATAAGACCACAGTCTGTTGTCCATTGCAATAGTCCAAGAGAAATAAAGTTTGTTGCACGTTGAAACCACACTATGGTACGCTCAAGAGTATGCAAATATTGCGCGATTACATGGTAAAGCAGGGCTACAACCAGAGCGATTTAGCCAAGCATTTATGGGTTGATCGATTTGCAGTAAGTAAATGGCTCAGTGGCAAAAAGAAGCCAAGACTAGAGACTTTGGAACATATTAGTTGGCGTACAGGAATTAAGTTAGAGGCATTGGTCAAGAGCTTAAATGGATCAGCAGCAAAAAGAGGCACCAGAAATGGCCGTGATTGATCACGACCCTTCCGTATTGCCGTGCATGCTCGCTCAGTTCTGGTACTGCTGGCTGCGTGGCGCTGACTGGCTCGAGCACTTAAGACGCAAAGATGCAGCATAAGTGGCACTTTACCCAGCAAACCTTCAGCATCAGCCGCGCTGTATGCAATCAGTGCGGCCTGACCCGCACTGTCAAGCGCTTTGCCGACAGCCGTCCCGAAACGACCTACCGCACCGCATCAGGCAATAAGGCGATGTGGAGCGTGCTGAGTAAGGCACCACCTTGCTCGCAATTCGATGGAGAAGTGAAGTGAGAGGGGATCATCGTGCATGGAAACGCTGCGTCTAGAGACGTTGCGCCGAAAGATTGAGTCCGATCCTGACGAGCCCGAAGGTTGCCCAGCCTGCGGTGCGATTGCGGGGGCGTGTTCTGAATATCCAAACTGTCCAGGAGCAACAATGTCTTATTCATTTTCAGTGAAGGCCGCCACCAAGGCGGAAGCGATCAAACTAGCAAACGATCAGTTCGACGGCGTCCTCGCAGGTCAGCCGGTCCATACAGTCGATATGCCAGCCGCCAGAGAGGCTACGGCGGCATTCACAAACCTGCTGATGGACGATCCGAACTGCGATGTCGGCTTGTCGATCAATGGGTCGGTATGGACGACTTCAGAAGGACTGCGGCAGGCGTCGATCAACATCAACGCTGGATTTAATCCGCCGCGCAAGTAATGACCGAGGACGAAATAAAGGCAGCGGTAGATAAGGCCATCGCATACCTGCTGACTCCCGAGGGTCGGCAGGCTTTGCGTGAATCAAATGCGCGTTGTGAGGCTGCCTGCGAGGCGTTGCGAAAGGCCGCACAGGTACCGTAGGAGTTGCTGCATGTACCTATGGATATTTAAACACTCACAATCCAGCGGAGAAGCGAAGTAATGTCGCATTTAGACAAGTCGCATTCAGGCTATTGCTTTGCAATACGACAGGCGTATAAATGAAAACGGCCCCTAATGTTCAGTTAAGGGCCGTAGATTTCAGTTGTTCAGAGCAACTGGTAAATCAGGCGGCAATGCCCACGCGCATACTGCCTCATTCCAGCCAAACAAATCAACTGCGATCCGCCAGTGCTGCGAAAAATAGGGCAACAGGCTGCCTGTCGCACGAGAAAGGTTTAGAGGTACTGAACCGGGTTGCCCACTCCCGCCTCCCCCTAATGGGGACGAACGAGTACCCTAGGACTAGGATCCTGAAGGGGAAAGTGGGATCTTCATGCCTAAATTGAACCAAACTAAGAAGCCATGCAAAGAGTGCTTGTGAGGCGTTCGTGATGCCTGTATGCCGCGGTTGGAAGCCCCCCCCAAAGAAGTGGATTGTGAATAGGAAAAAGCGTAATAAACGGCAAAAGTGCTTGTGCGGCGGCTGGTGGTTTCCTCATCGTCGTGGTTCCATTGGCAGTGACCCACGCATGGGCTGCTTCGAATGAAAAAGGATCGATCAATCGGCGTCTGGAAAGCCATCAACGAAAATACCTACCAGTGGGGTGACTACAAGCTGTTCCGTTCTATCCACGGCTGGACGGTTTGGTATTGGGGAGATCACAGTCGCCGTGTAGGAAATGCTGATCTGATGTCCAAAGCGATGGAATTGGCGAAACAAGATGCAATACGCCAGGAGAGTTGACAAATCTCACGGTCCAATTCGTGATGGCTTACGCGAAGCCGGCTTTAGCGTGGTCGAGGTCCGAGGGGATTTTGACCTTGTGGCCGGTAAGTGCGGCGAGGATTTACTGATCGAATGTAAGACCAAAGGTAATGTCAGGTCCAATAGTGCCACTGGGAGGCGCCAGAAACGATTGAGGGAGGACTGGAAGGGTAGCGGCATCATCACAGCCTTTTCTATCGAAGACGTGCTGTGGGCCTTTAGCATGCGTTTAAAGCGCAAAGGGTGGGTTAAATGATCTGCGCCATCCTCGTAATTGCCGTTGTCGCGCACGCCGCCGTGTGGGGCCTGATCTGGGCGATAGAGCAGAAGGATAGGATCGAATGAGAACGGTCAGGGATTGCTTTTATGCTCATTCAGGCCGTTACCTCGATAAATGGGACCATTATTTCGACATTTATGAACGCTATTTCGCTCAATACGTGGGGATGCCTGTCAGAATCCTCGAGATTGGCGTGAGCCACGGCGGCTCATTGCAACTTTGGAAGTCCTATTTTGGCCCGCAAGCTCAAATAGTCGGTATTGATATCGATCCAAGGTGTCGTGAGTACGTCGAGGATCAGATCGATATCCGCATTTTTGACCAAGCCAATCCTGCAATTGCCGGTCTTGGGTCGTTCGATATCGTGATAGATGATGGTTCCCACCGCAAATCAGACCAGGAAGCCTCGTTTAAGGCTCTGTGGTCCTCTACACGCGGCGTTTACGTGATCGAGGACTGTCACCACACCTATCCGGATATTACGGCCACAGACGGCTTCCTAGTGCCCTACCCTTGGGTTTTAGTCGCCTTACGCCCCCGCCGGCTGATCCGCGGCATCCCATCCAGAGAACTTAACGAGGCTGAGCGTGAAGCTGTCAGTTTGTATTCCAACGTTTAGGCGTTATCAGTTTTTGGAATGGACGGTGCAAAAGCTGCGTACCGATTTTCCTGATTCACAGATCATTATCAGCGATAATGATTCAAATGAGTTTGTGATGCCCATTCCGCGCACCAAATATATTAAACAATTCATAAACATAGGCCCTTTCCCCAATATGTTGGAAGCATTAGAAGCAGCAGACTTCCAATATGCCGTGTACTGCGCTGACGATGACTATCTGCTGCCGGAGCAAATCGCAGTCGCGATCGCCTATTTGGACGCCCATCCGGAGGTAGCCGCGTACTGCGCACCCTGCGAGATTTACGATGAAGTGAACAGCAAGACCTTCTGGAACGCCTTTAAGGTTGGGCATGAGCGCGCATACGGCCAAGCCGATGCAATGGAGCTCTTTAACTTCATCATTTCAGATCACATTTGGCCCGAACACATCGTGTACCGCACGCCCGTTCCATTACATCCCCGGACGCGTGCGTACTGGGCCTTCGCCGACTTGGTCGATATATTGGCTGTCGGCGCCATTTATTTCTCCAATACGCCTTTCTACCGGAACCTTCTGGTCCACCCAGTAGGGACACGCGTGCAGCTCGGCAATGAGCAATGCTTGACCGATTTCGATCAGTACCGAGGGGGCTTGGAGGTGCTAGCCCACGGCCTATTCGGGGCAGAATTGCCCTACAAGGCACGCCATCAAATCCAAGAGATGATCGGCTCTTTCCTTTGCTCACGAATGGAGACTGCAGCCAAGCTCTATGCCCGCCAGGGCCATATCGAGGAGGCGACCATGCTGCTACAGCGGATATCGATTGCTACGCCCAGCCGTGAGGTTTATGCTTTGCCAACGCGCATTTAGCGAGGAATACCCATGCCAAAGCGAGCCGCTGGCGAACCCTTAAACGAATATATCTCCAAATTCGTCTCAGATAAGCACGAAAAGAAGAAGTTTAAGAATATCAAACAGCGCTTAGCCGTCGCTTACTCTGAGGGCGGCGAGGGTAAGAAAAAGCGTGCGTGAGTATGTCAGCGCACGCGAAGCTCTAAAGCGCCGCTCGCGCCCAAGACCTAAGGGTAAGCGCTTCGAGCCATCACTGACCGGCCGCGGCGTGATGATGACCGATGAGAACATCACGTTCATTCCGGCAACCTGCCGCCTTCGAATGCTGCGCGATCAATTGGTAATCGAGCCTATGGATGTTCTTCATTCACGGCTTCTGATCGTTCCCCCACATAAATCCAAGTTAGTTCGCGGTAAGATCATTGCGGCTGGCCCAGGCCTATATCCGAATCGATACGCGGACAAGAACGGCCATATCCTTCCCCTTGGGCGCGATAAGTCCAAACGCGCTATGGTTCTAGCGGGCACTTCGTTTCGCCCAGTCACCGTCAAAGTCGGTCAAATCGTGCATTTGGATGGCAGGCAGACCGGTAAGGACGCGTTCGAGGCATTCTATTGGGGCGATAAGTACTGTCTGCACGCGAGGGAAGAGGATATCGCCGGGGTGGAAGATGACTGACATCCCTCCAACTTGGGCCAAAGGCGCACTACTGGACTTGAAGCGCTTCAATGACGGCACCTTTCGCTGCACCCTCCTTGGCGATAACGACGACCCGAAGCGGGACTATATCGCGCCGTCCATGACGTTTGAGTCGGCTTATGCAGCGCAACAATTCGTCTCAGATTGGTACAGCCCAGCGCAGAAGAAGTATGGCTGATGGCCGCCCGCGCAGAACCCAAGAATGGGCGCCCATGGACTCCCGAACGGGTGCGACTAAAGATAAAAGCAACATTGATTGCAAAGCGCTTGCAAGATCATGTACTTAAGGGTACGGAAATGACCAAGAGCCAAGTCACTGCTGCTGGCATATTGCTGAAGAAGACCATCCCTGATTTACAGTCTGTCGACACCACGCTTCATGGAGATCCCACAGCCCCGCTCATCATTACTCAAACAGATGGAAACCTATGAAGAAAACCATATTCAATAAACCCGAGTTCTCAGTCGCCATGTCTTTTGAGACTGGTTGCGTGGTATTCGTCAGGAACGAGGGTGAGAAGCAGAAAATCATCGGTTCCCTTACCCGCGAAGATTCGCTCAAGTTCGCGCAAGGTATCATCAACTGGGTACCGGAATCCGTACGTGTTGAGCCAGAGAAGCCGAAGCTATCCCTTGTCAACTGATGTTCAAACTGACTCCGAAGCAGGAGGAGGCGAACGCACTTTTAGCCTCAAGCGCTCAGCACTGTCTGCTCGCGGGTGGCTCGAGATCCGGGAAGACTGCCCTGATCATACGAGCGATAGCCATCAGAGCTCTGAAAGCCCCGGGCTCCCGCCATGCGGTGCTGCGCTTTCGTTTCGGCCACGTCAAGCAGTCGATCATTCACGACACGTTCCCGAAGATCATGAACTTCTGCTTTCCGGAGGTGAAATACACGCTCAACAAGTCGGACTCCTTCGCTATTTTCCCCGGTGGCTCCGAGATTTGGTTCGGTGGCCTCGATGACAAAGAGCGAACAGAGAAAATCTTAGGCTCCGAATATGCCTCCATTTTCTTGAACGAAGCGAGCCAAATCCCTTATGCGAGCCGCAACATGGCTTTGACCCGCTTGGCGCAGCTCGTACCCGATTCAATCACCAAGAAGCCACTGGCCTTGAAAATGTACGTCGATGAGAACCCACCCTCCAAAGGCCACTGGACGTATAAGCTCTTTCGCACCAAGCAGGATCCCGATACCAAGCAGTTCCTGCCGGATCCGGATAATTACGCCTTCTGCCAGATGAACCCGCGCGATAATGCCGATAACTTATCAGCCGACTACATAAAGACGCTGGAATCACTCCCCTTAAGGCTTCGCAAGCGCTTCCTCGAGGGGGAGTTCGGCGATGAGACGCCTAACGCACTATTCTTGGATGAAACGCTCGAGCGCTGGCGGCATGTGGAGGGCGACTTACCCGATATGCTGCGCCTGGTTGTGGCAGTGGACCCCTCAGGGGCTGAGGATGAAGATAATGTCGATAATGACGAGATTGGCATATCTGTATGTGGGCTTGGTGTGGATGGTAATGGGTATGTGCTGCAGGATCTTACCGTCAAGGCAGGACCGGCTACATGGGGACGAGTTGCGGTTCAGGCATATCTACGGGAAAAAGCTGATCGCATTGTCGGTGAGATCAACTTCGGAGGTGCCATGGTGGGTCACGTTATACGTACCGCAGCTTTGGAGCAAAAGACGCGCGTCCCGTTTAGGGCCCTGACTGCAAGCCGCGGCAAGGTGGTGCGAGCTGAACCGATTGCCGCCTTGTTCGAGACTGGAAAGTGCCGTCTGGTGGGCTTTCATGCGAACCTTGAGGATGAACTCTCTGGCTTTACGACCTACGGCTATACGGGAGATCATTCGCCTAACCGGGCAGATGCGTGTATATGGGCTCTTTCAGATCTATTCCCAGAGCTTACGAAGGAGCCTGCACCGCCCAAAGTAGCAGCACCGCCAGTTATCCATCGCAGGAGCGATCACGCGTGGATGCGCCGTTAAGACAAGGGCCCATGATCCCGACAGATCTAGGCCAAAGTGCTAGCAGCGACAGCCAGAAGCTGAGCGAAATCGTGGCGCTCCTGACTGAGATCCGCGAGTTATTGAAGCCAAAGCCTTTAGGTAGGCCTAAGAAGCTATGAACGAGCGGGATACCGATTTTGATGCGATATCCGAAAAGGACATCTTCTCCGAAGCCAAAGACCGTCTAGAGATGTCCCTCGAGGCTGATTCCCATAACCGCCAAAACGCCAAAGAGGACATGCTGTTTCGCGAGGGCGAGAATCATTGGGATAACGACTATGTCACGACTGAAAGTCAAAGAAGTCCTGAACTCGTCATCAATTTCACCGATACCCTCATTGGACGGGTCGTCAACTCAATTGCTGATCTGGAAACGCGGGGTCAATGTCATCCAGTAGCAGACGGGGCAGACACTGAGCGTGCGGACGTTATCAACGGACTGGGCCGTCACGTCGAATACCGATCGGACGCCCCGGTAGCCTATGATAATGCCACCGATTCGGCGGTGAGTGCCGGCTGGGGTTGGTTTCGCTTGCTCGGTGAATGGGCAGCCCAGGACAGTTTCGATAAGGAAATCCGCATAGCCCCTATTTTCGATTGTTTCACCGTGTATCCGGATCCTGGCGCCATCATGCCCACGGCTTCCGATATGCGCTGGTGCTTGATCACGCTGATGCAAAAGCGCACGGAGTTCAAGCGCTTAAACCCCGGGGTGGATTTGATCTCCTGGAGCGATATCGGAGCGCGAGATTTCCTTGATTGGGAGACAAAAGAGGAAATCCGCATAGCGCAGTACTTTCGCATCCTGGACAAAGCTGAGGTGCTATACCAGGTCAAAACTGCCGATGGGCGCACTTTTGGGGTGTTTAAGAGCGATTTACCCTCGAATAAGCAACTAGCGCGCATTGGGGGTGAGATTATCCAGGAGCGGGAAGGGACGCGCTCACAGGTGCAACTCTTTCACCTAAACGGCCGACAGGTGACGCAGCGGGAGATTCTCCCCGGGACTTTCATCCCCGTGGTCCGAGTCCAGGGCAATGCCCGCTGCATCGATGGGAAGATCTACCGCCGCGGGATGGTGAGAACCCTCCAAGATCCTCAACGCATGGTCGATTACGGTGAAGTCGCCAAGATCAAGCGTTTGGGATTGACCCCGCAATCCCCTTGGGTGGTGGCTGAAGGGCAGTTGGACGGTCATCCTGAGTGGGATGATGACAATATCGATGGGCATACGGTCTTGACCTACAAGCCTGTAACGGTCATGACAGCGCAGGGTGAGGCTGTTCTGCCACCTCCGCAGCGCCAGCCACCGGCGCAAGTGGAAGCGGGTTTTAGTGAATTCGTTCAGGGCATGCGCAGCAATCTTTTAAGCATTGCCGGCATGCCGAATGAGCCTGGGCAGGACCAGGCCCGCGGTGAGGTGGTCTCAGGTCGTGCCTTACAGCGCCGCGATAAACTCTCCGATCAATCCCATGCTCAGTACTACAAGAATAAGAAGCTGGCGGTGGCTCACGGCTGGCGGATCATGCTCGAATGGTTCCCGCACTATTACAGCGAGGAGCGTATGCAGCGCATCATTGGCGGGGACGGTAAGCCCTCGATGGTGCCCTTAAACAAAGAGGTCACGGACGAAAATGGGGTTAAATCGGTCAAAAATGACCTTTCTGTGGGCCGCTATGATGTCGTCATGGAAGCAGGCCCCTCTTATGAGACGATGCGCGAGCAGGGGGCGGAGTCTTTGATGGAACTGATGGGCTCACCTCCCATTGCGGAATTGATTACCAAAACTGGCCCCGATTTGCTGATGCGGTCGATGGACTTTCAGTACGCTGAAGAGCTAGCCGACCGCTTAGCCGCTCAGACGCCTGAGGGCTTGCAGAAGATCATGGAGAATTTACCGAAAGAGGCCCGCGCCGTGGTGCAATCGCTCTCCGGCCAGAACCAGCAGCTAAAGCAGGCGCTACAAGCCGCACAACTTGAGATCAAGTACGGGATGGGCAAGGCGCATCTGGCCGCTACGGTGAAAGCGCACGATGTCGAGGAATCGAACAGGACGAAGCGCGAGGACACTCATGTTCGCGCAGATACGGCAGTGAAGGTCGAGGCGATGCGCGGCCATGTCACTTTAGCGAAAGAGGGCATCGCGGCTGAAGCGGGGCTTTTGGGCAAACACGTCGATGCAGCCCATGAGGCGGCTGCCCAGGAACGGGCATTTGAGGCGGAAGCGGAGAAACCGAATGGAGCAGCGTAAATGGCAGTAGTCGTCGAAAATAGTGCCGATCAGATCGAAGCGATGCGAAATGGCGGTGTATTCCCGGTTCCCGCTGAGGTCAAGGCCGATAACGAGGCACAGGCTGCGAAGAAAAGCACCAAGACTGAGGTTCCTAAGGTTGAGGACAAGCCAAAAGTTGAGACCATTGAGGAACAAGCGCAAAAGGAAGTTGCGGCTCTCGATGATGTCGAAGGAGAGGACGGTCTAACGCCCCGCCAGAAACGAGAATTTACCAAGGCGATGCAGGCCACCATCGGCAAGAAGCATCGCATGCAAAAGGAGGCTGAGGAATTCGCTCAGGAGCAATACAAGGAGGCAAAACTAGCCGAATCGCGGGCTGCCAAGCTCGAGGCCGACCTTGCCGCGCTCAAGGAGCAGCTAAAGCCCCCAGCGGCTGAAATCAAGGAGCCAGTGCGGGCGGATTTCAAAGACGATCAGACCTATTGGGATGCAATGGTGGACTTTCGGGTGGATAAGAAGCTACGAGCCTCCCAAGCCGCCCAGGCACAAGTTGAACAAGAGCGCTTCATTCAAGAGGAAAGTCAGCACGCCCAGGCCAAGATGGACCGAGGCTTAGAGCAAGGCCCTGAGGATTTCAAGGAAGTCTATGAAGGCGCTGACATGGTGCTGCCGAACTATGTCTTGGAGGCCATTAAAACCTCGGATCTGATGCCAGAGTTGGTCTATTTCTTAGGCAGCAATCCGGATCGGGCCGATAAACTGCGAGCGATGACCGATGGCTGTCCGCCAGGCTCCGCCCGCTATGCGCGAGCCGCGCAGCGACAATTAGTTGAACTCGGCAAAATTGAGAGTACACTCAAGCCATTCTCGAAAGAGAAAGCTGATCCAGACGGCGAAAAGCCGAAGCCAGAAACAGCCGCAAAGGCTGAGCCAGAAACGGGAACCACCCCGAGTAAGCCCCGCGTCCAAGCGCCGATAATCAAGCCCTTGAATGCCGGCAGTGCAGCCCAGGTCAAACAGGATGATGCGAGCATGACAACCTCGCAGACCATTACTGCCTGGCAGAAAAAGCACGGCGTGGTATTGACGGCGAGAAAGAGGCACTAAAGCGGGAACTACATAGTTTCTAGGTTTAGGAGTATCTAGGTGGCCAATCAGCTGCTTACGATCAGCATGATTACCAATCGGGCGTTGCCTGTCTTGGCTAATCTTTGTACGCTGACCGACAAGTTCAATCGTCAGTAAACTAAAAGTCCTGCTGACGTTAAATGCTGTGAATTCGGTGGAACTCTAAAGGGTACAATAGGTACCCCAAGACAATACCGAGCCAAGGCCTGATGAAACGATGCAACATTTGTAAACTGGAAAAGCCGCTGACTGAATTTTACTCAGGAATGCGATTTAGGGCGAAATTGGGCAGAGAAGTCCATTACGTCACTCCGGAATGCAAACCGTGTTATATGGTACGAACGAAAGCATACTATCAAGCGAATAAGGCAAGTCTCCGTCCGAAGGAGAATGCCTACAATCGCGAGAAGCGTGCCTTAGTGAAAGACGCGGTGTTTGTTGCTTACGGCGGTTATGTTTGCGCTTGTTGTGGTGAGACTGAAAAGGCGTTTTTGACGCTGGATCATATCGACAATGACGGTGCAGCGAACCGTAGAAAGATTGCGGGAAAGAGGCATGCAGCGGGTTATTGGACCTATGATTGGATAGTCAAAAACGATTATCCAGTGGGATTCCAGATTCTCTGTATGAACTGCAATTTCGGCAAACGCATGAATAAAGGCGTTTGTCCGCATCAGGACAGGTGTAACGACTATTCGCAAGAAGTAGGGGCAAGCGCCCCGAAGCGCAGCACTTCCAACCTCCATGGCTGGAATGAAGATATAGTCTCCCCCATCGTGAAAGCGGTGGCAGCGAACTGAAAGGTTCGACTGGCTAGCCCCTCGCAAGGGTTAGTTGAAGAGTGGTGATGACAAAGAGTTCGGGCAGAAGGGCCGCAAGATCGGCGCCACCTGCAATGTGCGCCTGCCGCCCCGCTTCTTGGGCACCTTTGGGCCTGCGCTCAATGTTGAGCCCTCGGTCGAGAACTATGTCCCGGTGCCAATCCTGTGGCAGTTCCATGTGGACATGCAGTTCAACACGATCAATATGGAGCTCGATATCGATGAGTTCGAAGAGCGGTTCATCCACCCGGCTTGCATGGCGGTGGGAAACCGGGTCGACTCGGATGGTGCGTACTTCGGCTTTCAGAACACCGCTCAGATGGGCGGCACCTTAGGAACGCCACCGACCTCCTATCTGCCATTTGCACTAGCGCGGGCCACCTTGGTGTCCGAAGGCATGCCGAAGGGGGAAATCCCTTCTCTTGTGCTGCATCCAATCGCCAATGCGACGATGTCGGATGCCTTGAAGAGTCTTTACAACCCGCAAGCTCGCGTTACCGAAATCTACGAAACCGGCATGGTGGCGAAGAAAACGGCGGGTGCTGATTGGTTTGAAGACCCGAACATGGCGAATTACACCTCCGGAGTCCTTACCGGTACGCCAGTTCTGGCCGGTGCCACCTCTCCTACGGGAGGCACAGCGCTTCTCACCTCAGGCTGGGCACAGTCCGGTACGTTCGAAATTTCAGGCCTCACCGGAACCACGGCAGCTTGTGTGGTAGGCGATGTCCTGCAGGTCAAGGGTGTCTATCCGGTCAATCCCCAGAACCGCAGTCAGTACAGCAATACCTTGAAGCAATTCGTGGTGCTGCCGCCTGGCGGTTATCAGCAAGTTGCCGGTGTTGCAACCCCGGGTGGCCCACAGTTTGCCACCGCAACCTTGGTTCACGGCACCTTCAACGCGGCCACCGGCGTTTACACTTCAAGCGGTGGCGGATTACTCACCGTGACGGTGGGCGATTGCCTGATCTCAGGAGGGCAGTTCCAGAATTCAAGCGCAGCTCCGGTATCGCCCTACACCATCACGATCAACGGACAGTCGGGATTGGGAGTGGCGACCAATACCACGCAGAACCTGTTCTTCCATCGGGACGCCTTCGCGATGGGTATTGTGGACTTGCCGCTGCCTCGAGGCGGGGGTGCTGAGGGCACGCGGGCGTATGATGAGGATCTAGGCATTTCGATTCGCATCATCGATGCCTACACGGTCAATAACGATGCGCAGCCGACCCGTCTTGATATCGCGTACGGGTTTGCAAGTTTGTACCGCAGCATGGCTTACCGGATCGCAGGATAGGAGCATATAGATGGCGTTCCCAGCATCGACTAACGTGGATGGATCGAACCCAGGCCCCAACAGTGCGGCGCTGCCAGATACGGTGCAGATGCCGACAGGCAATATCTGGAAGATTGGAATCTTTTCGATCACGCTCTCCCCTGCAGCCTTAGGGGCCACAACGAATGGTGAGCAGACCTTTGCCGCCACCGGTATCGGGCTACTCACCACGGACTTGGTAGTGGTCCAGAAGCCATCGACCAATGCCGGAATTCTGATCGGCGGCTCCCGTGTTTCCGCAGCCGATACCCTCGCGATCAACTTTGTGAACATCTCGGGCGGCACGCTCACTCCAACGGCCTCTGAAGTTTACAAAGTCGGCGTGTTTCGCGTTCAGCCGAACTGGTCAGCGCCTGCGACGGGAAATCAGCTCGACTGGTAGTATGGAATCCTCTGGTCCCGTCGTCCTGTTTGCGACGCCGACCTTCGATAAGTCGGTCTCGGTGGACTATCACACCTCGATGCTCGCGACGTACGCGAAGCTGTGGAAGGCTAAGATTGCGTGCGATTCCTATGTGGTGGCGGGGCATCAATGGGTCGATGTCGTTCGTAATCAGTGCGTGGATTATTTCTTAAACCACGAGGTCAAATTCACTCACCTTGTGTTCATCGATTCAGACCAGGGATGGGATGCCAATGTCATTGAACGTATCGTGCGGGATCCGCATGCAGTAGTAGCGGCCTGTCCGCCTAAGAAGAGCGATCAATTAAGCTTTCATTCCGATGGGATGACAGGCGTTATCGAGGGACACTTATTCCAGGCTCAATACGCAGGCACGGGCCTTATGAGCATTCGCCGGGAAGTGTTCGCACGGCTCGATAAGGCTCATCCGGATTTGGCCGATCTCACAGGGGATGGTCCCTATGACTGGCCGCATACTCCCTATTTTCAGACCGGGAATACCAAATATGGAAAACTCGGTGAGGATGTCTTTTTCTGCCGTCTTGTGCGGGCGATAGGCGAGTACATCTGGATCGATTCGGATGTGAATTTCCGCCATTTTGGCCACAAGCGCTGGGAAGGCAATTTATACGAACATTTGGTGAAGACCGGCGTGTTGAGCGTCGCGTAAGGAAGTATTTATGGCAAATCCGACTACCATTCCCAGAGGCAACGTCGTTGGCAACTGGGTATTGGCTGCGACTTTAAGCCCTAGTGCCCTAGGAGCCACGACCACCTCAGAGCAGACTTTCACGGTGACGGGGCTGCAATTAGGAGACTTTATTGATGTCGCGAAGCCCTCGCATCAGCCGGGGATTGCGCTCGGGAATGCCCGGGTGAGTGCGGCCAATACGCTGGCACTGGAATTTACGAACCTCTCCGGAGGCACCTTGACGCCCACGGCGTCTGAAACCTATTTCGTCGGCGTGACCAGGCCTGAGAACTTAAATGCCGCGGGGACTGCTTCGGCCTTAACGCAGATCACTTAAAATGTCCGAAACGCGCCCCTTTGCGCCTGCCTATCTGCCCACAACCACGACTGGGGTTCAAGGCGGCGTTCTCGAGAGCGTTACGGTCACAGGGACTAATTCATCTGCCACGGCAACGCCTGCTTTTAGCGGCAATGTAGCGGGCGGTATTCAGCAAATCAGAGTGGCGAACAAAACCACTGCCTGGGCGCATATTGAATTTGGGGTCTATGGGAATGTAGAGGCTGCAACCGTGGCCGATAGCTTTGCAGTGGCACCAGGATCGGTTGAAATCTTCTCTGTCGCAGCTGAAGTGAGTGGTGCCTCGGTCATTCTGGATGCAGCTCCAGGGACTGCGACCGCTATAATTTTTACTCGCGGCGAGGGAATGTGAAGCGTTTTGCGCTCATTCTCGCCCTCTTAGCGGGCGCTCTCGTTCATGCCGATACGAAATCGCCCGGCAGCGGGAGTGTGGCCATCGGCAATCTGGCTCCTATTGCCTCCGGTACCGTGCTTGGCAATTCCTCAGGCTCCACTGCGGCGCCGTCAGCGCTGCCTTTTATTTCATTGACTGGGGCCACTCCGACACAGAGCGTTAGTTCACCGCTTAATTTTTCCGCTAATAATTTTAACGTCACAGATAATTTAGCGAATGGCAGCGGAGCCCTATCAGTATTTGATGCCATTGGGGGAAGTACAAAAACAGGCGCCGCAATCGCAATTGGTGGATTTGCAATCAATTCAGTAGCGCTTTCGGCATCGAGTAGTATTGTTGGTGTATGGGGATGGGCAGAAGCAGGGATTACACCAGTTTCTGGAACGCCAATATTAACCGGTGTTAATCCGCAAGTTCGTGTTGATTCAGGTGTTACTGGAATTGGTGTCATTGCGGGATTAGAAGCTAATGCTTCTATACAAAGTACCGGAGCCGCAACGCAAAAATTTGGTGTGGCTGCTGTGCTTACGGGTGATGATGCTGTGCATGCAACAACGGAAGAAGCAGCATTAGCCATTTGGTCTGGAAGCACCGCCAACACTGGTTGGAATATTGGATTAGATATCACCAATTTTGGTGGCCATATCCCGATCAGCACAACTGGAACAATCATAAAAACAACCGGCAGTGCAACGGTTAATTATGGGATCGATTTTTCAAGCTACACATTCAACAACGGTTTTTTAAAGTCCACCGGTTTCACTGTGGATGGCAGCGGTAATGTCAGCGGAGCATCGCTTCAAGTCAGCGGTGTTAGCATCCCAGTACAGTCAAATCCTGGTGCATCGGTAACTAACACAGCCATGGGTACCAGCGCTTTGGGTGGGGTTGTCACAGGAACTAATGATAGTGGCTTCGGGAATGGATCATTAGGTGCCTTGACCGGCGGTTTGAATGATACCGCTGTCGGTTTTCATGCAGCTAACGGCCTTACTTCTGCGCAGTTCGTGACTGCCGTAGGAACCTATGCGGCGAATGCTGTCACCACGAATACTGCAGGTGTTAGTGCCTTTGGCCAAGGCGCATTGATTAATTTTACCGGAACTGGAACAGCTGATGCATTCGGGGACAATGCTGGTGAATTTATCCTTACCGGGAATGGAAACGTCGCTATAGGCAATGGCGCAATGACCGGCATCACCGGTACAAAGACGACGGGGGCTAACAGCACAGCCGTAGGAGCATCGTCACTTTTAGCGTGTCAAGGTGCATGTGCAGCCAATACAGCGGTTGGCTTTTCATCGGGTGCAACCATCACAGTTGGGACGAATGATACGATCATTGGCGCGGCGACAGGGTCCACTGTGCTCACTACCGGAATAAATAATCTTTTGTTAGGTACTAATGCCACTTGTGCATTTACCAGTTCAGGTCAATCTAACACTATAGGCATCTGTGCCGGTTCTACTCCTATATGGTCTGCAACCGGCACAGGAACACCGTCAACGGCTACTTCTATTTTTACAGGCGCTATTCAATTACCAAATGTTGCAACGTCCAGTGCCGGAACTACTGGTACAGTTTGCTGGACGACGGGGACCGGTAATCTCACGGTGGACACTACAACCACCTGCTTAGCCTCGGACGGTCGCTTGAAAAAGAACATCGACCCACTAGATGTGGGGTTGAACGAAGTCATGAAACTAAAGCCCGTGAGCTACGAGCTTAAATCAGATCCAACGCATATTGGCCGCCAAGTTGGTCTCATCGCCCAAGACGTGATCAAGGTCGATCCTCGGCTTGCATCGGTTTATCAAAGCGGCCCGGACGAGGGTACCCCAAGCGGTGTGCGGTATGAACAAATGGTGGCTTTATTAGTCGAAGCGATACAAGAACAACAGCATGAGATTGACGACTTGAAGCGGCAACTCAAAAAGCGGCCGCACTGATGATCCACCTCCACGGCCGTAGTAGAGCGTAAATGGTTCCCTTCAATAAATTCAATGCGTGGGCGGTCAATATCGCAAGTGGCGTAAATCTGGCATCCGATGTATGCAAACTGCTGCTGACCAATACGCTGCCTGTTGCCGCCAATTCGCTCTACGGCGATATCAGCGGCACGGAGTTAGCCTCAGGTAATGGCTATACCACGGGAGGGGCATCGATCACGGCTCCTTCCTATACGCAAACAGGGGGACTTGCGACCTTTACTGGAACGGTAGCAAGTCCTACATGGACCTCAGGGGCTGGCGGTATGGGGCCATTTCGCTATGTGGTTGCCTATGATTCGACACCCAGTTCCCCAAACAAGCCTTTGATTGGCTGGTGGGATTACGGTTCATCGCTCACTCTAACCTCGGGCCAAACTTTCACCTTCACAGTCAATACCGGCCTCTTCACGCTGCAGTAAGTCATGAGCCGGGGCCTCACTTTAAGCGGATTCGGCTTTCAGATTCCGGCCGCTCCGGGCACATTTGCATTGACCGGACAATCAGCCGCTTTAGGCGGGGGCGCTCCTGGCTATGACGGCACGGTTGCGGTGAGTGGCAATGGCTTGGTCAATGGCCATGGGATTTCCTTGCAGCTTCGTGGTTCGAACTTACAGCAACATGCCTATGGCATGGTGGTAGCCGACACTTTACTTAGCCCCTCGAATGTGCCTGAGGCAGGACGCGGCATCAACGGTGGCAACGAAAGGAATGGCACCAACAGCGGCAATGTGGTGACCGCAGGCCCGGTGCTTTCCTACATACAGAACGCGAAAATGAACTGTATGCGGATCGGCATCAATGAGGCGAGCTGGCTTGGGTATACGACCTATGACACGGCAGGGGTATCGAATAATCCTAATAATTATGGGGCGTTCCCAAACTTAGACTATCAGCACCAGATTACCCAGCAGATCGCTGCGCTTAATTCTGCCGGCTGCTACGTCATTTTAACTCTCGCCTTCACGCATCCGGGGCTTCTGATCACTGACGGACAGGATGCGATGGCGGATCAGGATCACAGCATCCAGTGCTGGACCTCGATAGCAAACCTCTACGGGTATCCGAATGGCACGGCCTTAAAGCGCAATGGCGGGACGGTCGATGATCGGTCGGTGCTCTTTGAGCTCTTTAATGAGCCCTTCGTATTCGGTGGGAGCGCTTGGTCACTTTTGATGAATGGAGGTTTCTGGAACAATTACTATCAGCGAAATTCACCCTTCATCAAGCTCACCGGGCTTCCGGTCACCGGTCTTTCCGGCACCTTTACACCCGGTGAGGCATTTACTGTGGCTGGCGCGTCAACCGCTGGTACGGTCGCCAATTACTACCACAACACCACCACGGGCTTGGGCTCCAGTGGCCTCAATTACCTGCATGTATTCAATGTGACGGGCACCAATACGAGCGGGAATCTGTTCTCAACCGCAATCCCTATCCCTGTCGGCACGACGATTACCGGCTCAAGTTCCGGTGCCACCTGTCAGATCGCCAATGTTCAAAGCGGTCAGTATGGCTGGTGGGTGGCAGGGCACGCCCAGATGATGGCCGCTATTCGGGCTACGGGCGCTTGGAATCCGTGCCTGCTCTCAGGCCTTGACTACAACAAGGATTTGACCTCCTGGGCCGCAAATGCGCCGAGTGATTCTACACAACCGGCAGGTTACTCAGGCCCAGGCTGGACCTCGCAGATGTGCTGCTGCTGGCATCCGTATCCGATTTATTCATCCATCACCGCTGTCAACAGCATTGCGAGTGGCGGATCGGGTTATGCGGTGAATGACACGATTTTACTTAAAATGGATGAAAGCGGCGGTGCATTATCAGGGAATTGCTACTGGCAGGCGCAATTGAAAGTCACTGGCATTACCGGCAGTGCGGTCAATGCAGTCAGCATCAACAGTTACGTGGGGGGAACCCCAGGGGTTTCAGGGGGTAATTCCTCACAGTTCAACGTAGGAACCGGTGGGGTATGGGCCTCGGATCATCTGCCGAGTAATCCCATCCCGCAAGACTCAGGAGCACAGCCGGGAACCTCAGGCACCGGTGCCACCTTCAATGTGACCTTCACGATTGAGGGCAATAACGAATCAGCCCAAGCCAACTGGAACTCGGTGGTGCTGCCGATCAAGTCGACAAGCCCACAGGTGCCGATCATCATCACCGAGACGGGAGAACACACCGGGACCGGTATTGTGGGAGCCCCTATGATGAGCCAGCTAACAGCATGGTGCGATACCAACAATGTGAGCCTGGTCTCTTATGCCTACACACCCACAGGCGGCTGGTACGATATCCATGGCTATGACTTCAGCGAGGCACTCTCTGCCGTTACGGGCGGCTCGTATCACACGCCATCCCCAGGCTTTGGAGTGGTCATGTACAACTGGCGCAGCACCCACGCGCCGTGAGCACCTTTGTCAGTTTAATCCCTAACTGGGGAGGCTCTTCTCCCACTACAAGCGCCTCTTATACCCCAGGGGGAGCGGGCAATTCGCTGTTCTTTCTCGCAGCCTCAGGGGGCGGGAATTCGATTGCCTTCGTGATGACGGGGTCGGTGAGCAGCGGTTTTTCAAACCTTGCCACTTTAAGCCCCACAGGCGGTGGTACACGCACGCTGATTGACTGTGCTTCTTGTGCCTCAGGTGCGCAGACCTTCACGGTGAATGATCAAATCTCGAACTTCGATAACGTCTTTGAGGGTATCGAATACTCAGGCGTGGGATCGATCAGCAATGCCGCCTTGACCAATGTAGCAAGCCCAGGCACAGGAGCCGGCGCGATCCTAGGTGCCTCTGTCGTGGTGCCGACCGGCAGCCTTTTGATTGCCTGCTGTTATGAAGGGACATCGGGCGAAACAGTTTCATCGGTCGGTGGCACAAGCCGGGGGTCTGGGGCTTCGAATCCTGTGTACGCGTGGGTGGAATATGCTGGAGCTGGTTCTGCCATCCAGCCGGCCTTCACCACCGCGAGCAATGGCACGCTCACCTATTTGGTTGCGCAGTTCATGCTCAATCCACAGGCGTTTTCTTTAAGCGCAGCCCCGGGTGCTTTTAACTTAGCGGGTGCGAATGCTTATAGCGCTTTTCAACTGGATGGCGCCCCAGGCTCATTTGTCGTCTCCGGGCAGGCTGCTGGGCTTACCGCATTAATTCCCTTCGCCCAGGGACTCATGCCGAATGTGACGGGCGTCATTCTGCAAGAGGCATTGCAGTTTCTACAGGATGCAGGGATTTTGGTGCCCTCGAAGATCGGTTACTTTGGCACGTATCCTGTGACGGTGAAATGGATACCGGGGGCACTCGGGGATTACGGCATCGTACATGCGCAATCGATTGCGGCAGGCACACCGGTGGCTCCCAATTCGCCGATTACCCTAGTTTGCAGCGACTTGCCCATCAATGTCGCGTTTCCGTGAAACAAGCGTAATATGGGGATTACGGCCTAGCCCGAGCGGTTTCTTAACACTCGCGGAGTATCTATGGCCACAGCCCAGTCATTGATAAAAGGCGCACTTCGCCGAATCAATAGCTATCAGTCCGGCGAGCCTCTAGCGGCACCTGATTCAACCGATTGTTTGGAAACTTTGAATGATTTGCTCGATTCCTGGAGCATCCAAAAGTATTACGTGTTTGGGAGCGTGGAGAACATTCTGCCGCTCATTGCACTCCAAGCGCAGTACAAAATCGGCAATCCGACTTGCACGAGTTTAGGCGAGCCACCGCTCATTGGCACACTCACCGGCGGCAGCCCTACAATCACAGGGGTTACCGTGATGCCTGCGGATATCGTGGCGGGCACCGGCGCTACCGGCATCAATGCAGGATCCACACTGACCGATACGGCCAATGTGATCCCGGTAGGCACCTATGTAACAGCCTTCAATGCAGGCGCACAGACTGTCACTATGTCAGCCAATGCCACAGCCACGCCTGCGAATAATCCTGAAGCAGTGACCTATACGATTCCTGGGGACTGGGCGATCCCAAGACCTAATCGCATCACGCACGGCTTTACCCGCTTTTCACAGCTTGATTTTACCTGTGAAGTCACGATGTCGCAGAGCCGGTTTTTGGAGATTTTGTACAAAGCGCAGCCGGGGCCTTGGCCCACCGTCGCCTGGTACAACCCGCAGATGCCCTATGGGCTCTTGAATTTCTATCAGACACCGGGCAACTCGGCACCGTTTCATCTCTTTACCGACACGATACTGGCGGATCTGACCTTAAATCAAACCTTCGTACTGCCCTCCGGCTACTCCCGCGCGATCAAGTGGTGCTTGGCCAAGGAGATCTGCGCCGAGTATGGGTATCCGATGACCGAGGCAATCAAACTGCATGCGGCTGAATCGTTAGCGGCTATCAAGGCGTTGAACGCACAGCCGGCGGTAAAGGCCAAATATGACCGGATGCTGATGCGTGGTGGGCGGGCGGACGCGTCGTTCATCTTTCACGGCGGCTACCGGTAATGATGCGGGGTCGATCACAGGAAGGCTTCATCGGCGCTGATTTCGGTTTTGTAAACGGCTTCGATGAAATGCCGATGACGCTGCAAAACGCGCAGCGCCTGATCAATTTCTATGTTCAGCCCGATCCCGATCCTCGCGCGAAAGAACAATTAGCCCTACTTGGTTGTCCGGGCTTGAATCCCGTAGCACAAGGTGCTGTAGGCCAGGTGCGCGGTTGCTGGGTGCTGCCCGGTTCCCAACAAGCCCTTGTGGTGATTTCCAACATTCTGTACCTGATGCTGATCACGGTACCTGCTACACAAAACAGTGCGCCCCAGTATTCACTCACCCAGGTCGGGACGCTCTTGACCAATTCAGGCCCCGTGGTGATGCGGGATAATGGCGTACTGACATTGGGCTTAGGCGGTTATGTTCTCATTGTCGATGGCCTGTATGGGTACTACTACTTAATCTCAGGGACGCCATATCCCAATAGCTTTGCCGGTAGCTTGTCGATCGGCAGCAATCTGATCACTTTCCCTGGCGCACTCCCAAATGGCCTGATAGTAGCCACAACGCCGACGCTAACCGACACAGGAGGGGTGATCCCGCCTGGTAGCACCGTTCTCTCGGTCGACACCATCGGCCTTACCATGACGATCTCAGCGGCTGCCACGGGCAATGCCTTTAGTGACTTGGTAACCCTTACGATTCCCGTATTCGGGCGGATCACGGACCCCGGCTTTCCGGTAAATCCGCAGCGACTATGGTTTATCGAAGGATTCTTATCGGTCAATCAGGGAGGTTCTCGTAGCTGGCAGACCACGGGACCAGCCCCCTATTCGATACTCTTTCCTGGGCTGTTTCAGAGTTTGAAGGATTCGAGTTCGGATAATTTGGTCACGATGATGGAGAACAACCGTGAAGCATGGCTCATTGGAGAAAGAACCAGCGAAGTATGGTTTAACAGTGGGGGAACAAATTTCAGCTTCTCTCGCATCCCTGGAGTGGGTCCACAAATCGGGTGTGCAGCGGTCCATTCTATCGCTCGAGCTGGTACGCAACTTTGCTGGCTGGGCCGTAACGAGCAAGGCCAAAACATCGTCGTAGTGACCTCCCAGTATAGTTGGGTGAAGATTTCGACTCCTGCCATCGATTATGAGATTGCGCAATATCCGGTCATTTCTGATGCCATCGGCTACGCCTACGAGGAGGGCGGCGAGCTTTTCTACGTGCTCACTTTCCCGACGGCCGATGTAACCTGGGTATTTGACTTTACCGCCGCCCAGATCAACCCCTCGATCGCCTGGCATCAGCGGGCATCCTACGATCCTAATGCGGGGCTATTTCACCGCCATCGTTCCAACTGCTTCATGGATTTTGGCGACATAAGGCTCGTAGGGGATTATCAAAGCGGCCAGATTCATCAGATGTCCCGCCAGTTCTACACCGATGCGGGGAATCCCATACGGCGGGTGCGCCGCACACCGCATATGTGGCTCAAAGCCACCCGCGAACGGATGTTTTTCAGCCAATTGCAGGTCGAATTTACCCCCGGTGTGGGCTTACAGGTGGGACAAGGTTCAAGCCCCCAAGTAATGATGCGCTATTCGAATGACGGCGGTTTTACCTGGAGTAATGAGTACTGGACCACCATCGGAGCTGCTGGAAACACTAAGAACCGCGCTATCTGGCGAAAACTCGGCCAATCGAGAGATCGGATCTGGGAAGTCAATTTCACCGATCCCGTGCAGGCCGATATCATCGGTGCCACGGTGTGGGCGCAGGGAAGCTAATGGGCTTTCGCATCGTACCTGAGTACAATATCCCCTTAACCGACAAGGGCAGCACCCAAGCCTCCTACTATCGGCTATTTCAGGATTTGCACATAGGCCGCCCGCCCTCGGGCGAGGTAGTCGTGAGCATTGGGGCATCGCCCTTTATCTACACTGCAAAGATCAAAGGCAACATGATCGTGAGTGCTGGATCGGTGATAAGCATCCTGATATCACGCTCCGGCACTTTCTATGGAACGGGCCTTACCCAGGGACTCTTTTCGCTCGCCGCGGGGGATCAGTTAAAGGTTGTTTTTACCGTCACGCCAAATTTAGTGTTTTTGCCGACATGAACGAGATTGTAGCAACGCTCGATCAGATCAAACGGCTACAAGAAGCGGCTGCGAAGATGCCGCAAGCAACGCTGTTTACCGAGCATTTCTTCATTCCAGGCGTTTATGTGCGCTGGCTATTTCGCCCAGCCGATACCTTGATCGTTGGGAAAGTGCACAAAAAGGAGCATATCTATGTGGTTTGCTCAGGCGAAGTGACAGTTATTGGCGAGGGGTACAAAGAGCGTATTATAGGCCCACGCGTCATGGTTTCCCGTCCGGGAACGAAGCGAGCCGTCTACTCCCACACCGAGGCGACTTGCATGACCATCCATCGAACCGATGAGACTGACCTCGATAAGATCGAGGCGGAACTCATCGAACCCGATGAAACCGCGCTCTTTGATTCAGCCAACCTGCTGATCGACGATGCCTTGAGGATGATTCCTTGAGTTGGGTGGCGGTCGGCGTCCACACCGAGGCGACTTGCATGACCATCCATCGAACCGATGAGACTGGCCTCGATAAGATCGAGGCGGAACTCATCGAACCCGATGAAACCGCGCTCTTTGATTCAGCCAACCTGCTGATCGACGATGCCTTGAGGATGATTCCTTGAGTTGGGTGGCGGTCGGCGTCGCAGGCGCTGGTTTAGTCAGCGGCTTCTTAGGCGCAGGGGCTGCTGAGTCTGCCGCATCACAACAGGCCTACCAGGAGCAGCTTGCGCTCGCACAACAGCGCAGCATGTTCAATACGATTCAGGGCAACGAGCAGCCTTTCATTCAAGCTGGCGGTCAGGCTCAGGGACAATTGAATAACCTACTTGGGGTCGGCACTCCAGGTGTTGGCGGGACTGCGGCGAGTGCCCCAGGAGGCGGCTTCGGTTCCTTAAATCAGCCATTCAACATGGACACCTTCAAGAGCCTAACACCGCAGTACGGCTTTAACTTGCAGCAAGGCGGCCAGGGCACGCTCAATGTCGATTCGAGTGGCCAAGGAGCGGAGTCCGGAGCTGCGCTTAAGGATTTGATGTCCTTCAACCAGAACTATGCGAATAACAGCTTTAACTCAGCGTTCTCGAATTATCAGAATCAGCAGAACAATATCTTCAACCGGCTGAATACCATCGCAACGCTTGGCAGCAATGCCGGCAGCAATTCAGCTACGGGCGCCTCACAGTTTGCAGGGGCCATCGGCAACACTTACGGGGCCATTGGCGCGGCACAGGCCGGAGGTACCGTGGGCGCTGCCAATGCGCTCACCGGCGGCTTGCAGAGCGGGGCAAATGCTTTCTATGGGCAGAATGCGCTGAATCAGATATTGAACAGCGGTTCAACGGTAAAATATGGCACACCAGGAAGTTCAAACTTCGGCAGTTTTGGCAATTACAATTTCGATCAGGGCAACACTCCCATTGATACGAGTGGTGCAGGCCCAGGTTAATGGCTGACTTCAATCAATCCGTAGCCCTTGGCATCAATCCGCCTGATCCGCAAGGTGGCTTAAATACGCTGAACAAGATCATGAGCCTCGGTATTCAGGGCCTACAGGCGCGGGGGCTGCAATCTGAGAATGTCAGCCGAGCCGCAGCAGCCACTGAGAATTCGCAGAATGCGAAAGAAAAAATGGCCGGCGCACAGTTGCTCTCTGATCCAGTCGGCAATGGATTGGTCGATAGCGATGGGAATCCCACGCCCGATGCGCAGAAGAAAATCATGGCGGTTATGCCAACGACTGGCAGTCAGCACTATGAAGGCATCTTGAATGGTGCAAAGGCGAAAGTTCAATTCAATGGCGCCATCAATGATCTACGTACTTCCGAACGGGCAGAACTAGCTAATACGGCTGGTGGAGTGGCCACTCGCGCTGAATCGCCGGACGATATCACCACGGCGCTTGATCAATTGGTTGAGTCAAAGAAAGGAACGCCAGAGTACGGCAATTACCAGACAATTGCCGGCACGATGAAGACAGCCATCAATCATCTTGCGCAGACTTCAAAGGGCAATAATCCGGAGACTCCTGGCCAAGAGTCTTGGCGACAGGGTGTCTTTAAAATGGTGTCATCCATCCTGCCTGCCTCGAGCACGGTGGGGCCGGGTGGGCTAGCTACGCCGCAGGCGACCACCGTACAGACTACGGGCGGCACACAAGGCGCAACTACTGCTCCGGCTTTGCAAGGAGGTGGGATAACGACTAAAGGCCCGGTGGTTGCGGCTCCTCCGACTATTATGGCTTCTCCGCAAGGACCACTTGTTAAGGTGGCCCCTGGCGGGGCAAGCATGGCTGCTATTCCGGAAGCAGGAGCGGCACAACCAACTACGACTTCAAAACTTCAGCCTTTGCAACGTCCGGGTTTAAATGCTCCCGCTGCCGATATTTCTAACTACAACGCTCGCATCAAGCAGGCAGGCGATGAACAGCAAGCGGTTACGAATGCGGCTAACGATCCACAGAATGGAGTGCAAGTCAGTCGCTATCGCAATGGCCAAATTCTTGATTTGACCAAGGTCGCGCCAACAGGCCCCGGCAAAGAGATTTGGAATCATATCGCTTCTCAATTCCCAGGCCAAGGAGCGGATGCGTTCCAGAAAATCGGCCATTATCTCGCTCAGAACAGCGCTGCAATGGCTGGCAAGATGGGCGTTCCAAATACGAATATGGGGCAAGAAACCGCTCAGGCGGCCGCTGGCAATGTGGCTCAAAATCCTGAAGCAATCAAAGAAATCACAAAGGTTAACGATGCCATCAATACCGGGTTCGATCTGTACAACCGGGGACTGGCCAAGGTCACAAATAACGGTTCCGATCTATCCCGCGTACCGGCTTATAAGCAAGCATTCGGCCAGAATGTCGATGTCAATGCACTGCGTTGGGCCGATGCTAATCGGCGAAATGATAGAGAAGAAATTGCGAATTTAAGCAAACAAGGGCCGCAGGCCATTGCGGCATGGCAGAAGAAGCTTGCAACGCTTAAATCATTGGCCACTGCTGGCGATCTACCGTGAGTGCGAATGCCGATGATGTCATTCCGGCAAGCGCTCTGACACCACCAGCGCCACCGAGTGCGGTGGACGATATTATCCCGCCTCATGCGCTGCATGGTGCGTCCTCGCCGACTGACGATATCGATTTATCTGAAGAAGGAACCGGCGATCTGACTCCGCATCAATCAGGGATTTTAGTGAAAGGCGCCATCAAAGGCGCTCTTAGCTTAGGAACTGGTGCCGCTGATCTAGGCGTGGGCCCGTTGGGTCTTTTGAAAAGTGCCAAGCATTTTATAGCACCGGATGCGCCTTCATTCGGCGAGATGCTAAATACCGGCCTCGAAAAGGTAGGCTTCCCCAAAGAAACTCAAACCGGGGATACGGCACTGGATCTTACGAGTAATATCGTCGGTAGTTTTGCGGCTCCGGCTCTCGGCTCTGCTAGCAAAGTGGCGAAAGCCGCTGAAGAAGCGGCGCCATTAGTGTCAGAGATTCCACAGGTCGCAACTGATAGGGCGGCAATCCTTCAGCGTGTGGGGATAGAGAATGCCCGCAATAGCGCGCTCAATAGCGATGCAAAAGCAGCCGCTACAGATTGGCAGTTATCGAAATTTGATGAACCTGCTGGACAGGCTGCAAAAGCGCAATTCGATGCTGAGAAAACGGCTTTACAAAATCATGCGGCCAAGATTGTGGATGAAACTGGTGGCACACTAGGAACCGATGAGGATTCACTCAATACCCGCGGCCAAACGATGGCAGCCCCGTTTGACAAATTGCGCAAGTTCATCGAGACACAAGCCACGAATATGTATGATGCTGGAAAGCAGCGTCTGGGGCCTGCGCCTATTCAAACATCGAATCTGGAAGCAGCGTTGGGCGATCGGACACTTAAGAATGAATTATTGGCCGATGGGAAGTCTGGGTTTCTCGATGCGGTCAAGGATCAATTAGATAATCTCAAAGAGAACAATGGTGGCCAATTGAATGTTCAGAACGCTGAACAATTCAGACAATTTCTCAATGGCCGCTGGTCCACTTCAAAGTTCGCAGTGGGAAAACTCAAAGGAGCACTTGACACTGATGTCGGCCAAGCGGTCGGTGAAGATGTATTCAAGCCAGCTCGAGCCATGGTTCAGCTTGGCCATAATCTTCTGGATGATCCTGAAGGAGTCTCGCAGTTATTCGATGTGGACCCAAAGACACCAATTAACCGCTCTACTCCGTTCACGAAGATTCCAGATGCGATGGCACGTTTGCCGCCTGATCAATTCAACAATGTGATATCGACGCTCGATAAGATGCCGGAGGAATTGCAGCCTGAAGCGCAGGCCGCGAAGGCTGAGATCAAGGCGCATTTGGCGAATAAGGTTCTAGATGCAGGCTCCAGCACTCAAGGTCAATGGAATGCTCCGGCAGTGTCCAAAATCATCAAGGCTAATTCTGCGAAGCTGCAAAGTGCTTTTGCCGATCAGCCTGAAGCACTGGCCAAGATTCAGGATTTAGACTCAGCCGGCAAGATACTCAAAGTCGATCAATCCTATCCGGGAGCTGCGGCCCAAGCTGCAAATGCGCTTAAGCGTGGCGCGATGGGTAGTATTTTAAGCAAAGGCGCAGGACTCGCCGGCGGAAGCGTAGGTGGTACAGCGGGTGCAATTCTCGCTGGTCCTCCAGGCGCTGCGGTCGGAAGTACTGTTGGCGCATCGATTGGCGGCGGGATCGGTAGCAAATTGAGTCAAGGTGCTGCGGAACGTGCAGCGCTCAAGAATTGGAATGCAGGGACTTCTAAGCTTTCTGACCTGTTGAAACCAAAGCCCTGATGAATGCTGCGAGACCCAATCCGATGCCGAACAAAATGAATGTGACAGCTACTGCTATGGCGAAACTACCAAAGAACAGAAACAGCACCGGCAAGCAGATAATGAAGGCGATTAGCCAAGCCATACAATTCTCCAGTACCTCGACTACTGGATATGATACATGACTGTCACAGTTCTAGCTCCCTCGATGCGCTTAAAGAGTTGGCTGAACAATGGTCAGCCCAATGCTGGCGGTTCTATCGCTACATATGCGGCAGGGAGCAGTACGCCGATTGCCACGTATACGGACAATACTGGGGGTACGCCTAATCTCAACCCGATCTTACTTAATAACCGTGGTGAGGCCTCTTGCTGGCTGCTTCCGAACGTCGCCTACAAGTTCATCGAATTCGACAGTAATGGCAATCAGATCGATTCGACCGATCAGGTCGTTAACAGCCAACTGATCACGCTCTTTGCCGGTGTGGATACGGGCAGTTCGGTAGCCTATATTTTGACTTTTGCATCTCCCTTTGCAAGTTATGCCGCGATGGCCGGAAACCCTATCTACTGGGTTCCAGCCAATAACAACAGCGTTTCCAACCCCACGATGAATGTGAACGGCCTAGGCGTTCAGCAGATCTACAACTCGAATGGTTCGGTCCTTGGCGTCAATCAGATCGTTGCCGGCCAGATCACCGAGATTATCTATCAGACCAATATTGGAGGCACGAGCAATTCCGGGTTTGTGTTCATCCCCACGGGTAACTTTACAGGGACCAGCATAGGTACCTTCGGCGTTGAATTCCCAATTCCTTCAGCCACCACGACCGATCTAGGCACGGCCCCTGCGCACAATGTGCTGATCACCGGCACGACCACGATCACCGGCTTTGGCTCAAGTGCCAATGTGGCAGCCCCGATCTATGTCATCCGCTTTGCTGCAGGCTTGACCCTCACCAACAGCGCAAATCTGATCCTGCCAGGCGCCGGCAATATCATGACTTCGGCTGGGGATGCTGCTATTGCCGAGTACTTGGGTGCCGGCGTTTGGAAGATCTTGATTTACCAGTTCACCTCAGGCAACCAGACGACCAAGATCAAGCCATCCGATACGGTACGGTCGAACACGGCAGTACTCGCTGCTGATCCGGACTTGCAATCATCCGTCCTGGCTATCGGCCGCTATGCCTTTGAGGTTTACCTTATATTCGACTCTGTGACCGCGGCAGATGGCTTCCAATGGACAAACGACGGGACGGCGGTAGACAGTCGCGGTATCGCCCCTGCGACCGCCTACGGCTATGTGAATGGGGCAGCCTATGGCCCCAAGATCGAAACTCCCTACGGCACGACCATCACCTACGGCACGGTGGGTACCGGGGCCAATAGTAATGCCGTCATGTACAAAGGCTCACTTCTGGTGGGGACCGCTGGTACGTTTGGGATCAGTTGGGCGCAGGCCTCTGCTACGGCCGCCAATACGACTTTACGGGCGGGGTCGTACATGACCTTAAGCCTAGTCAACACAGGGGCGAGTAATTCAGGCGTCACCCGTATTTACACCTCAGGGACTGCTACAGAGACCGTCCCTGCGGGCTATAACACGCTCACAATCGAAGCCTGGGGGGGTACTGGTGGTGGTGGCGGGTCATACTACAACGGCGGAACTGGGCAGTCAGGTGGTGGTGGTGGTGGCGGGTCTGGCGCCTATTCTCGCACCACAGTATCTGTCACCGGCTTAGCCGGCGATACGCTCAATTACAGCGTAGGTGCTGCCGGGTCTGCCGGTGGAGCGGTCGGGGGCACTGGCGGTAACGGGTCAGCCTCTACTGTCACCTCTGGCACCTTGAGCATTACCAGCATGAGCGCGGCAGGCGGTACGGGTGGAACTGGGGCGCTAGCCCCCATAGGCGGTTCAGGCGGTCCAGGAGGCACCCCAGCTACGGGTGGCACAGTGATCAATTTGAACGGCAATTCGGGTGCTGCAGGTAATTCCACCAATGCAGGTGCGGGAGGTGCGCCTATTTCAGGCATCAATACCGGCGGCTTTGCGGGCGGCAAGGGTGGCTATTCGGCATCCGCCAATGCGGCAGGGGCAGTCGGTAATACGGGCGTGATCTGCTTCACGTATACCGTATGACCGCCATACTTTGTCCGCCATTAATTTTTCAAGGACTAACCGCACAAGGTTCACCATTAGTGGGTGGTTTGTTATCTACATATATTGCTGGGACCTCTACTCCTCAATCTACATATGTCGATTCCACCCAAAGCACGCCTAATTTAAACCCGGTCAAACTCAATGCTTCCGGACAAGCCGCCGTGTGGCTGGACCCCACAAAAGTCTACAAATTCGTCCTTACCGATGCGCTGGGCAATACGGTCGATCAAGCCGACCAGGTGCAAGGCAGCTTAACCGCTTCCGCTCTGTTTTTAGTTTTAGGTTTAGGGCAAACCCCCGCCGAGGCTGCCGCGGGCGTAACGCCGGTGAATCTAGGATATCAGCCAGGGGATGTACGCCGCTATGGCGTGACTGGGGTTGGTGATGAGACCGTGAAACTGCAGACGGCGTTGTCCGTACAGCAGGACGTATTCATCGTCGGCGGCCTCACGGTTAACACGACCTCTGTCGTGAATATGCTTTCTAACCAAACCCTCTACGGCTTTGGCCCGCAGTCGAAAATCTTGTGCAACGGCACGACGACGAATGCCGTGAACATGAACGGTGTGACACATGCCGTCGTTCGGGATCTGTTCGTCAAATGCGTGAGTACCTTTGCGACCGGGGGGGACTCAGCCGCAGTGCTCCTTCAAGGCTCAAGCAGCTATTGCGAGGTGCTGAACTGCCGTCTAGAGGGCACACGAGCCGGCGTGACTATGCTTGGTGCCAACTATTGCACGATCCACAACAATCAGATTACGTCCGCAAATTCCGCAGATGTCTGTTGGGATATCGCGATCTACGGCCAGGGATCCCACAATCGCATCACCAATAATCTTTGCCAAGGCGGTATTGGTACCGGAGCGCCAGGAATTGGCACGAACGGTATCTATGCATTGTGCAGCGGAACCGGTGCTAGGATGGATTACAACCTCATTGCCAACAATGAAGTTGATACCCATACGATGTACGGGATATTGGTGTACGTGAACACTGGGGGTGGTGCGGGCTCAAATAACACCATTGTTGTCGGAAATCATATCCATGACATCACCGGTACTTATGTCAGCGGTACGGCAGCTTTTGGCGCCGGTATTTACATCACAACCGCCGAGTGGGTTACTGTGGTCGGGAA